TGCAGAGCGTCAAGATATCAGCGACGAAGTCATCAAGCGCACCTACAGCTTCCTATCTCGGGCCAAAGTTTACGACCAAGGCGAGTTTCAAGATAGCGATGGCCAGCAGATATGTGGCTCTATCATGTATGCAGCTTGGGGTGGCGATGAGATGCGAGATTGGGCGGAAAAAGCAATCCAAGAAATGAACGCAGAAGAAGAACGCCCATACCCCAACGAGCACGCTGCTCGATTGGAAGACCCCGAGAAGTACGACTCCTTTGCTCGTGAGAACGACGCATTCGGTGACGGCATCGATGCCATCTACGGCATCAAGGACGGCGTGAGCGAGTTGCAAGCTATTCGCTTTGATAAAGAGAAATGGAGCGTACAAGACGCAGAGATGTGGCTCGACGAGCACGACTATGATCCTATCCTATTCGAGCCCGCCATTGAAGAGGCAGCAGAAGAGCCCGCACAAGAAATGCGCGCACTTCCTACAGAGCTCCAGATTGGAGACTTCGTGCGCTGGAATACCTCCAGCGGCTTCGCCTATGGTCGCATCATTGAAATCAATGCAGACGGTGACATCGAATCCGACAGCGGCTTCGTTATTACAGGCACACCCGATGACCCAGCCGCTAAGGTGCGCGTCTATGAATACGACGAGAACCAAAGCGCCTACATTGAGCGCACGCCTGCTTTAAATGTAGTACACCGATTCTCTACCCTTGAGAAATACGATGCAGAGACTCGCAACGGCAAGCCCATCATTGAGACCCGTGCACTAGGTAGTGCAATGCTAGACGAGCGTATGGTCAGCGGCTATGCTGCTGTCTTCAATGAGGAGAGCGAAGACCTCGGTGGCTTCATTGAAATAATCAAGCCAGGGGCTTTTAGCGATGTGCTAGACAACGATGTGCGCGCCTTGTGGAACCACGACGCAAACTACCTGCTCGCACGCACCACCTCTGGCACGCTTCAAATCTCACAAGATGCACGCGGCTTGTACTACGAGTTCGATGCACCCCACACAACTTACGGAAACGACTTGCTCGAATTGCTTCGCCGTGGCGATGTCACGCAGTCGAGCTTCGGTTTCTCGATTAAAAAAGACGAATGGGTGAGCCGCAACGGTGTCACCTATCGATACATACATAGCGTCGCTCGGCTCTTTGATGTCAGCCCTGTGACCTATCCCGCTTACCCTGCCACAACGAGCCAACTCAAGAACCAAGCACCCGCAGAAGTTCGCGAAGAGGCTGCCCCACAGGAGGAGGCCGCAGCCGATCCTGCACCCTGCAACGAGGTGCTTCTCGAAGCATATCGCTTGCGTTTAGAAAAACAGAAATAAATCAAAAAAAGAGAAATGAACTCTAAACAACTCCGCGAACAGCGCGCCGCTCTTATCGAGCAAATGGACGCTATCGTAGCCTCTGCTCAAGCAGAAGGCCGCACGCTGAACTCTGAAGAGTCAGTAAGTTTTGACAAAATCGACGCAGAAGCCATCGAATTGCGCAACAACATCGAGCGCATTGAGAAGGTAGAAGCTGCCAAGAAAGAAATCGCTGCTAAGCAAGAAGAGCGCGCTGCTGCCCCTCAAAAGGTAGAAGGCCGTGCTGCTTTCGCTAAGTACTTGCGTTCTGGCTTGGGTGCCTTGAATGCAGAAGAGCGCAACGCTCTTGAGACTCGTGGCACGAACACGCAAATCGTAGGCACCGATTCTTTGGGTGGCTACTTGGTACCCGAAGACTTCAGCAACATCTTGGATGTCGCTTCTAAGTTCACGGGCATCGTTGAGCAAGTATCTCAAGTAATCAACACCAACAGCGGCGCTTTGTTGCCATACCCAACGGTAGACGACACCTCTGTTTCTGGTGCTATCTTGTCCGAGGCTACTGCTCCTTCTGTTAGCGACATGACCTTCGCTGCTGTCAACTTGAACGCCTACAACTACAGCTCTGGTATCGTTAAGGTATCTCGCCAATTGTTGCAAGACGGTGCCTTCAATCTTGACGCTTTCTTGGTTGACGCTTTGGGCGGTCGTATCGCTCGCGGCACGAACGCTGACTTCACCACGGGTGACGGCTCTTCTAAGCCTAAGGGCGTAGTCGCTGGCTCTGCTGCTGGTAAGACTGCCGCTTCTGCTACGGCTGTGACTGCTGCTGAAATCCTTGACTTGATGTACTCAGTTGACCCCTCTTACCGCAACGCTGCAAACGCTGGCTTCATGATGAAAGACAGCACCTTGGCTGCTGTGCGCAAGTTGGGCTTGGGCTCTGCCAACGACTTCCCCATCTTCGTTCCTGCAATGAACCCAGGCGAGAAGGACATGCTCTACGGCAAACCCATCCACATCAACAACGACATGGACGCTATCGCTACGGGCAAGAAGACCATCTTGTTCGGTGACTTCAGCAAGTTCGTAGTTCGTGTTGCTGGTGGCCTTCAGTTCTTGCGCTTGGACGAGCGCTTTGCTGATGCCTTGGTTGTTGGCTACATCGCCTACAAGCGTGTAGACTCTAACATCCTCCAAGCCAACGCTATCAAGCACTTGGTACAAGCCTAATAGGTTAAAACTATGAAGGTACTCTTCAAAGAGACCATCGTCGGGGACGGCTTCGCCCACTACGCAGGTAGTGAGGCGGAGCTTCCCTCTGACGAGGCAGCCCAATGGATCGCAGCAGGATTCGCCGAGCCTATCGCCGAGCCTGCTTCTGCGACAAAGAAAACCTCAAGCTCTAAAGCCAAGAAAGAAACCCGATGAGCATTTCTGTCATCACTCCAGCAGCATCTGAGCCGTTGTCCCTAAGCGAGGTCAAGGAGTTTCTCCGCGTTGACCACAGCGATGACGACACGACTCTAGCGATTATGATTTCGGCGGCGCGTGAGATGTGCGAGCAATACACTCGCCAGATTATGCTCACGACCACTATCGAGGAGTTCTATGACACTTTCCCGAACTATACGCCGCAATGGATGGACACCGTCTACCTATCTCGCGGCCCTGTTCAGTCTATCACTTCTGTCAAGTATGTCGATTCACTTGGAGATGAGCAGACAATCTCTTCGGAAAACTACCGCACGGACTTAATCAGCCAACCTTCCCGCATCGTTTCAGAGAACGGATGGAATGCAACTAAAGACACGGTCAACGCCGTGGTCGTTCGTTATGTGGTAGGATACTCTTCGGCTTCGGACATACCAGCACCTCTTCGGCAGGGGATGTTGCTAGTTATCTCTGAAATGTACGAGAACAGAATGGACAGCGTTAAGCGCTTGCCAACTGCTTCTGAATACCTCTGGAATCCTTTCCGCGTCTTTACTTTCTAAGATGAACCCAGGAGACCTTGACCAACGCATAGTAATACAAACCTACTCAGCGGCAGAAATTAACGCCTCAGAGGTTGTAGACACTTTTGCCTCACGCGTTACGAATGACTTCGGTGAAGTCGAGACGACCAGCTGCGTCGTTTCTGACATTCAAGGCATTGGTGGCATTGAGGACGATTACTTCGGTCAAGACAACGTGGACTACTCAACGCTCGCAACGGTGTGGGCAAAGATTGAAGAGCGCAGAGGAACGGAAGGCGAGAGCGGTGACCAACTCGTAGCCACTCGATTGGTGGACTTCATCATTCGCTACAAGAGCGGTCTAGATGAGCGCATGCGCATCACCTACGGCGGAAACACCTACTTGATCCAGAGCATTATTAAGGAAGACGCTCGCAAGTCTTTCATGCGTATCACCACTAAACTCAAGGACTAATGGCTGAGGGTAAGGCAGGCATAGGCATTGAGACCAAGCACTTACAGCGCGACATTCAGCAAGTGGTGCGCGAGCTTGAGCAGATAGAGAAAGGCATGGGCACGCGTTTCATTGCACAGATGCAACGCAAGGCTCTGAAGATAGCGGTTGATGAAATGAAGAGCGAGATTAAAGATGCAGACCAGACTTTCACCGTCTATAGAAACGGAGGCATCTACGCTGAAATTCCCATCGGAACGCTCAAGAAATCTATCGGCATCGGCAGGTCTAAGAGCAGGAACAACAAGCTATTCTCTGGCTTTTGGGTTGGCCCCCGTGTTAAAGGCACATGGTCAGACCCAGAGAAGGGCGGCTGGTTCGCTCACTTTCTGAACTACGGCTACCTGCAAGACGGAAGCTACAAGGGAAAGAACAAGGGCTTCGCTGACAGAGCAAACAAAGCAGCGTCACCCAAGGTGCTCGCTATGTTCTTGGCATTATTAAAGCAGCACGCTGCTAAGGTTATACCAAACAGACAATGATAGGGAAGGTCATAAAATACAAGTTTGACAACGACGCAAGCCTCAGCTCGTTGTTCGGCGGTCGTGTGTACCCAATGGTGGGAGCACAAGGACAGGCCACGCCTTTCGCTATTTACGAGGTAGTGAATGTTACAACATCGATGTCTAAAGACAGCGACTCACATATCGACGAGGTACTCGTTAGGATCACTATGGTGTCCACTCGCTACGCGGATGTTCAAAATGGTGTTGCTTATGTGCGAAGCGCGTTCGTCAGAATGGACGAAACCATTCTAGGCGTACAGGTTCAATCCTGTAAGTACGACGGCGAACGCGATTTGTACTCTGACGATGAACGCTCGTTTGGGTCACAGGTCGACTTGACATTTCGAGTAATTAAATAAGATAAGATGAAAGAAGTGAAGCTTGGCGTAGATTGGGAGATTCTAAATAACCGCGTAATTTTGGCAGGGTCACGCGTTAGAGTGCCTAATCACATCGCTGAACAATTGGAGCAGAATGGAATGCTCTACGTTAAAAAGGAAACAATCTCTAAAGAAGAATAACAAATGGCTGCAAGTACTAGCATCATGAACGCTACTGACGTAGTGATTCAATTTAGCACAGACAACGTCACCTACTCAACGGTAGGCCGTTGCACCAGCGCCTCTCTGTCAGTTGCTATGGAGACCCGTGACACCTCTAACAAAGACTCTGCTGGATGGCGTGAGCTTTTGGAAGGGCAGAAGTCTTGGTCTTTGTCTGGCGACGGATTGGTGACTTACAACCTCGCCTCTGGCGATGGCTACTCTGACCTCTATGGCTACCTCACGGGTCGCACCAAAGTATACGTTAAGTTCGGTTCTACCGACACAGACGAGAAATACTACAGCGGTCAGGGCTTCTTGACCTCTTTGGATCAAGAGGCTGGCATGGAAGACAATGTGACCTACTCCTTCTCTTTCGAAGGTACGGGCGCTTTGACTGAAGGCACAGTTGCGTAAATCAACAGGGGGCGGTAATTACGCCGCCCCTTTTTATTTTTTAATCTATGGTAGAATTTATTGAAGTAAACGGCAAGCGCTACCCTGTACGCTTCGGTTTCAATGCCCTGCGTGAGTTCACGGCAGTAACAGGCACAACTCTCTCACAGTTGCAGACTCTGCAAGAGAACATAACACTAGACCACGCCATTAAGTTGGTTTGGTGCGGGTTTAAGGACGGAGCACGGAAGGAGAAGATGCCCTTCAGTATTACCGTAGATGACATCGCTGACCTCCTTGATGAGGATAGCAGCATTCTTGAGCAGGCCTTTGACACGTTCAACAGGCACTTCTCGAATGATGAAAAAAAGCCACGGGCCAAAGCAAAGGCGGCGAAGTAGTAGAGGAACCCACATGGGACTCCCTTGAATCTTATGCTTTTGGTCAGATAGGATTGAAGCCGTCTGAGTTTTACGAGATGCTTCCGCGTGAGTTTTACAACATGTCGGACGGCTACTCTAAGAAGCTCGAAATGCAATACAAGGGCGATTGGGAACGCGCCCGATGGATTGCGTCGGTGACCATTGCGCCTCACACCAAGAAGCGCATCAAGCCGAAGGACTTAATCACGTTCCCGTGGGAAACTAAAAAAACAACTACTAAGCACGTCTGGTCTCGCGGCGAAGTGCTGGAAGCGATTAACAAAAAGTTCGGCAGCAAATGAATCTCTCCTCCATTAACCTTCGGTTCTTTGCGAACGTAGCGCCTCTGATTGGAGGACTCAACAAGGCAGAGCGTGCGATGCAGAAGTCTGCCCGCTCTATGCAGAAGCTAGGCGGCAGTCTGTCGATGAAGCTGACCGCTCCCATCGTTGCCTTCGGTGCCGTATCAACTAGCGCCTTTAAGGACTTCGAGCTTGAGATGGCGAAGGTAAAAGCCGTATCAGGTGCGACAGGTGCAGAGTTTGAATCCCTAAGGCAAAACGCTCTAGACTTAGGTAAGAGCACCATCTTCTCTGCCGCTCAAGTAGCGAACCTCCAGACAGAATATGCGAAACTAGGTTTCACTAGCGCGCAGATTGAAGGAGTGACAGGCTCAACGCTTGCACTTGCTCAAGCAACCGACACGGAACTCGGTCGCGCTGCTGAGGTCGTTGGTAGCACTCTACGAGGCTTCGGGATGGATGTCTCTCAAACGGGACACCTTACCGATGTCATGGCGGCCTCATTCAGCAGCTCATCCTTGGACATGGAGAAGTTCGCCGAGTCGATGAAGTACGTTGCGCCTATTGCGAATTCTGCGGGTATGTCAATAGAAGAGACCACAGCGATGGTCGGTCTGTTGGCTAATGCTGGCATCTCTGGCTCACAGGCAGGTACTAATTTGCGCCGTATTATCTCAGAACTCGGCACAGGCTCTGAACCTGTCGCTGAGAAGATTAAGCAGTTGGCTGCTAAAGGTATTACAATGGGCGGCGCAATGGACGAGGTAGGTCGTTCTGCTCAGTCCGCCCTTTTGGTTTTGGCAAAATCTGCCGACCAAATAGACCCGATGACGGCAAGCCTGCAAGCTGCCGATGCCGTAGCGCAGGGAATGGCTGACACCATGAGCGACACCGCTTACGGATCACTAAAGGAGTTCGAGTCTGCTTGGGAAGGTTTGAAGATTCAATTCGGTGAAATAGTTGCCAAGGCACTTCGCCCTCTGCTTGATGTTCTAGGCTCGCTCTTTAATTTCTTTACAGAGTTGCCAGGGCCTGTGCAGACGACCATCACAGTCATTGCTGGACTCGCTGCCGTTGTTGGCCCGATTATTTGGTTGATAGGCTCCTTCCAGTCTGCACTTGTAGCATTAAGAACCGCGACGTGGCTCTCTACAGCCGCTACATCTGCATGGGGTGCTGTGACAGCAATCGCTACTTCACCCATCACCCTCGTAGTAATAGCCATCACAGCCCTCGCGGCCTTGTTGGTCTACTTGGCATACAACTTCGACACGGTCAAGGTTGTTTCGGTCAACGCCTTGAAGTACATGGCTAATATGGGCATCAAGGTCTTGAACCCACTTATAGAGACCTTCAATGCCGTCGCTGATGCTCTTGGCTTTGACAAGGTAAAACTAACCGCCTTCAAAGAGTTTGAGTACGAGACCGTCCCTGCATTAAAAGGAGTCGGGCAGGTAGTCAATGAAATTAAGAGAGACTTAGGCTTCACGGCTACGGAAGCGAAGGGCACAACTCAAGAGCTCGGCAAGTTGGCAGATGTCATGGAGGAAATAGATGACATAGAGACCGACGATAAAGACAAGGATAAGGACAAGGATAAGGATAAGGACATAAAGAGAACAACCAAAGAGATGCGCTCCCTCAATGATGAGGTAGAGCGTCTGGCATCTCTAGAGGCTCAGTTCAACGCTGCGATGTGGCAAGAGGCAACGGACGAGCTGCGCGCCACCATCGAACCCCTAGACGCTGTCGCTATGGGTCTGGAAGAAATCACAGACCTAGACCTTGAAGATGCCCCCGTCTTCCAAGACTTACCAAAGGGCTTTGCTAAGATGCGCCTCGCAGCTATTGAGATGACCAACGCCATCTCTGACGCTATTAACAGAATGGCCGTAGACACGGTCGCAGGAATGGCTGAAATGATGGGAGCAATGGCAGCAGGTCAAGCATCTGCGGCAGACCTCGGCTCCTTCGTTATGGGCTCCTTCGCCAATCTACTCTCTACACTTGGACGCATCCTTCTAGAGTACGGCGCAGGCCTTATGGCTTTGAAGCTCGCCACCATCTCCTTGAACCCTGCCGTAGCCATTGCAGCAGGTGCTGCCCTTATCGCTTTGGGCGCTGGAGTGCAGGCTAAACTACAGGCAGCCTCAGAGAGCAACATCCCCGCAATGGCAGAGGGTGGCATCGTCACGGGCCCCACACTTGCCCTCATTGGTGAAGGTCGCGGGCCAGAGGCTGTCATTCCTTTGGATAAGCTGCAGGGCATGATGTCTGGCGGCGGTCAGAATGTAAACGTAACGGGCCGCATTCAAGGCTCCGACATTCTTTTAAGTAACGAACGCGCAACGCGCGAACGCTCACGCTACAGAGGATACTAATTATGGCCATACGATTTCAAAGCGAGTTCACAAGCGACAACGGAGACTCTTATAAGATTGAGATACATGACAGCGAATGGCTTGGCGGCATCAATACCTTTAGGGTAGACAGCCAAGGCTTCACGCTAGAGTACACAGGAGAGACCGACGACATCGTCAGCCCTGTGATAGGCTCCAAGGTATGCGTTGGTGCTTACTCCAATGACGGGCAGTTTGAGACCTTCATTGACTCGCTCAAGTCGTATCAAGAGAACCGCTACCGCCTTGTCATCTACAAGCAGACGACACAGGAGGCCATTGATGACTTCACCGCTCGCGTGTTGGCTGATGGCGGCACCGTCGAAGGCAAGGGCTGTCTGCGTGATGCGGTGACGGAACTCTTGCAGGGTGAGCGCTACTTCGACAACTCACCCATTCAAGTCGCAGTCGGAGGCTATGAGGCTCGCGTGCTCGCTGACGGCGGAACGCTCGAGGCAAAGGACTGCGTGACTACAGAGGTCACCTCCTTGCTAGGTCTCACCTCTGGAATCGTCTACAGCCTCTATTGGGCGGGCTGGATCGTTCAAGACCTTATCACCATAGAGGACGCTTCACAGCCCTACATCTACGAGCTTGTTGCTACTGACGGCATCAACCGACTAGGAGGCAAGGACTACACAAGCGCCAACGACATCACGCAGGGAGACTTCGAGCTTACGCGCGTGACCGATGTCATCCTCAACACGCTGCTAGACACAGAGATGGCAGACCTGTGGGGAACCTCTGAGCCCTACCTTGAGACTTCGGTCGATTGGTGGGAGAGCAATCAGACCTACTCTACTACGGACGACACGCTCTACCTCGCTGCCTTAGACGCTGCGCTGTTCACCACGCGCGACGAAGATGGCAACCTCGTCTACACCTCTAGCCTCGATGTGCTTCGGCAGGTAGCAACGCTCTACAATGCGCGCATCTTCCTAAGCAATGGACGCTGGGTCTTCGAGCAGATAAGCAACCGAGCGACTGCTACGCGCTACGCTGTGCAGTACAACAAGAGCGGCACGGAGGTAGACACGCTGACGGTCTCAGACGATGTGCCTCTGAATCAGACGCTCTACGGCGCACGCCTTGCAGGCAATCAATTCAACTTCCTTCCTGCACTCAAGAAGGTGCAGCTCACCTATGCACAGCGATTCCTTTCGCCGTGGTTCGGTGCCTACAAGTTCACAACGGGCAGCACGACCTTCGACGCGGGCTTCATCGCTGGAGGCTCTGGCATTCAGTTGGCACTCTACGGCCCTGCTACCTATACCATCAAGAGCACAACGGGCAGCACCTCGAACGACATCTTCGCTCTTACGGCAGTCTACCGCGCACAGATTCGAGTGAGCGACTCAAGCAGCCCAGGGACGTATTACTACTACAACAGAGCCTTCAACGGCTACACAGGCACGCAGGCCTTCGGAACTCCTACATGGAGCACGACGGCAGGCTACTACTACTTTGACCATACGGCGCAGGGCGTGTCTGATGGCGAGGCTCTGCTCTACGATGTGACGACCATCACTACAAGCGACATACCGACCACGGGCTCCTTGCGCGTGACCGTCGAGCTCTACAACAAATACAACCTACAGAGCGGAAGCGCCTACACATTAGCGGCCCACCAGAGCGAGAGCTGGAACGTGGTCTTCGCTTTGTCTCGCATCATTGACGGCGAAGAGCCTGCCAACGGCGTGGTCTTCTCTAGCAACAACACCTCGGCGAATGTGTCAAGCAACCTGTCGCTAGACCTTGGCGAGTTGGTCATCGCTGACGGCGCAACGCAGACGGGTGACCTTGTGGTCTACAACGGCTCGGCATGGGTCGCTGCCTCTCAATGGAGCAAGGGCTCTGCTGCGGGTGGCGTGCCTATCTTGAAGCTCCTTACTAGCGAGACGCTTGCGCTTCACGCTGTGCCCATCCAACGCTATGAGGGCAATGTGCTCACCGCTGCCAACTTCGAGCAACGCCTAACCTTTGGAAGCGTTGCCTACCTGCGCATGAACGGCGTGTTCACCGCCAATAGGGACGAGTGGACAGGCACCCTCTTTGCGATCCAGAGAACGCGCACCAACATCACAGAGCTCGCAGAGCTTCCCATTGACCGCACACCTGTAGAGGGCAGAGGCTTGGGCATCAACCCAACGGGAGGCAAGAACGAGCTCAACGCTGGCAAGGTCGCAGGGATGTCTATCGATGTGGCGAACGAGAAGGTCGGGCCATTCCAGCAAGTCGCTACAGGCGGCAAGGTCAACGGCACGCTTCAAGCAACGGGCGCGGCAACGATGTCCTCAACGCTGTCTGTTGTTGGCAAGTCCACCTTCGCTGCCGATGCCGACTTCGAAGGGTCTCACTCGGCACTCATCCAAGATGTTGAGCATTCGAATGGCTCAGAGTACGATGTCCGCGATACGGACTTCATCGTCTTTAATTCGTGGACGGGTGCTAATGGCCAAGCATACATCAACCTTCCTCCTGTTGCAGACTCTGAAGGTCGCATGATTCGCTTTAAGTCTGACAGCACTATGGGGGCAAGCAACTATGTGACGCTGCGCCCAGACGCAGGCGATACAGGCGTGACGATTGACGGCGAAACCTCTGCCGACTTTGACCGCCCTTATGACGGCATCATGGTGCTCTGCCACAACTCTGATTGGTATATAGTACAGCGCAAGTCTAAGTAATGACAAGCATCTTACAAGTAATGAACAACAGCCCCAAGATATTGACCGCCAAGCAGATGCTATAGGCTAACTCTTTAACTTTGTAACTAACATGGATTACATCCAAATTAACCCCGACAATGTCGCACCCTCTGCGCCCAGACCGCGCATCCGCAGGGTAGCGACATATTTGCTTTACCGCCAATATTTCGGCGGAGGCGGCAACCTTTACAGCATCGCATTTGAGACCAGAGTCGTAGCCGATGGCGGCACCTTTGAGTCCTTGAGCTGCTTGAATCAATCCCTTCAACCTTTATTCTTATGAGCTTCTTTTCAGATGCATCTCTCGTCTATGTGCCTTCTGGAGTGAAGGACGCGAAGACCTATTCAATCAAACCAACCGACGGATCGGGCGATTTGACATTCTCACGCGGTAGCGACATTGAGGCCACGAGGGTGAACGCCAACGGCTACATTGAGAAAGCCAAAGTAAATTTGGTGTTGCAGTCAAACACCTTCAGCACCACTTGGTCAAACACACGAAGCACCGAATCAAGTGGCTACGCTGGGTATGATGGTACAAACAATGCGTGGAAATTAGAGGAGGATAGCAATACGGGAACGCATATATTGACTCAAAGTGTTGTAAGTGGGGCGGGTGTTCACACTATTTCGTGCTATTTCAAAGCCGCAGAACGAAGCGGGGTGCAATTCCTTTTGCAGGGTTCTACTTCCTATGCCTATGCTAACTTTAACCTATCTACGGGCGCGGTTCAATCAAGTGGACAAAGTGGTAGTTTTACTTTGATAGAGGCTAAAATTACAAGCGTTGGTGGTGGATGGCATAGGGCTTCAATCGCGGCCGCTACGGGTGTAACTACTTCTGAAGTGAAAATATACACCCTTGACGCTGGTTTTAATACATCTTACACGGGAACAACGGGCGAGGGTATCTACCTACAAGACGCCCAACTGAACTACGGCCTCGTAGCGCAAGAGTACCAAGAGACCACGA